CCGGAAAGCGCCTCGACTTTCGGTGCGGCGCCGGCGGCGGCGGCGCCGGCGTCCGCCTGCGCCTGCGTCATGTAGTGCAGGCCATCGGCGCCCTTGAAAGCGTTCTCGCCCATCTTCTGCAGGATTGCCGCCACCTGCGGACCCGAGAACCCGAACGCCGCGAAAACGGATTCCAGGTCCTTACCACCAACGGCGGCGGAATCCAACGCGCCGTTCAGCTTCGCGAAATCGACACCCGCAGCGGAGGCCAGCCGTTCCCGAAGGGTCTTGACAGCATCGGCGGAAAGCCGCATGCCGGCGTTCATCCCATCCTGCTGGGAAATGAACGCCGAGAAGGTGCTGACCACGTTCTCCGTGTCCCCACGGAGCCGGTTGAACCCGGCAGTGACAAACTGCGGGGCCGCGCCCAATGCGACCAGTTTGGCTTGCAGGTCGTCTGCGCCCTTGCCGCCCTTCGCGACAATCCGCATAATGTCCTGCGCAGACATGTTCAGCAGCCCGGAGAACTGACTGACGAAATCCACACCCGCATTGGAAAGACGTTTCGTCACATCGTCAAAGTTGATCTTGTCGACGATCTGCTCCCGGAACTTCTGCGCCGCCGCGCCGCCATCCTCCTGCATTTGGATGATCGCCTGCGCCGCGTCACCAGCCTTCAACCCGATCGCATCGAATGCCGGTGCGACGTTGGCGAAGTCCTGCGTGACAGCGTCTTTCGTGGCCTGCGAGATTTTACCGCTGGCTTTGTCCATGGTCTGGGCAAGCTCAGTGATGGCCGCCTTGTGCGCCTCGATCCGGTCGCGTGCCTCCTTGTTGCGGTTGGAGAAGATCGAGAGGGCCGTGGTAATAGCGATGATGGCCAGGCCGATCGGGCCGCCGAACGCACCGGACAGCGACCGTCCAAGCCCCCTGGCGGCCGTCCCCATGCCGCGCAGACCGACAGCGGCGGCTGAGACTGCCGACCCCATACCTGCCAGTCGCAGCGTCGCGAACTGTTGCCCCATCAGCTTTATCTGCGTCCCGACGGTGCCTGCGGCGCTGCCGACAGAGCCGAGGGGGCCGCGAACCAGGCGCATCGCCAACATAGCCAGGACAGCGGCATGCACAGGGCCAGGTAGGCCGGCGAAGATCTTCGCCGCTCCGCCGATCGCGCCGACGACACCGCTCAGCATCGGCATGATCGCGCCGATACCGGAGGCTGCTGCGGTGAACAGCGGAGCGATCGCTGTAGCGGCGTCGCTGAGTAGCGGGAGTGCCTGCTGCGCAACACCGAGCACGGCGGTACCGGCGGTGCCCAGCGCGGGCACCAGGGCGTCGGTGATGGACGGGATCATGCCCGCGAGCTGCTTCGTGCCGGCTTCAAGTGCAGGTGACAGCTTGTCCATCAACGCGAGCTGCGCATCCTGTACAGCGTTCTGCACACGGCCGAAAGCACCCTTGAGGCCCTGCATCTGCGCACCCGCCAGTGTGGCCGCGCCACCGGCCTTAGACACCGACGCGGCCATCTGGTCATAAGCCGCCGGGCCGCCAGCAGCGACCGCGATAGCCGCGCGGACAGCGTCAGTGCCGAACGCTGTCCCCGCCGCCGCGTTGAACTGCTCCTGCGTCATTGTCTTCTGCGCATCCGACAACTGTTCGGTGACGGTGCGCATCCCCACGAAGTTGCCTTGCGCGTCATAAGCCTTGACGCCCAACGCTTCCAGTGCTGCGGCCTGCTGCTTCGTCGGCGACTGCAAAGCCACCAGCATCGACTTCAGCGACGTGCCAGCATCCGACCCGATCAAGCCCTGATTCGCGAAAATGCCCAGGGCAGTAGACGTGTCGTCGATGGAGATACCCATCGAATGCGCGACCAGACCACCCTGAGCGAGGGCGGCAGCAAAATCTGTGATATCACCCGTCGCAGCGTTCGCAGTATTGGCTAGGACATCGCCGACGTGGGAGGCGTCCTTGCCGGCCAGGCCGAACGTGTTGATGGCCTTCGCTTGGATCTCGGCGGCTTGCGCCCCGTCGATCTGCGCGGCCGCCGCCAACTGCAGGGTGCCCTTCGCGGCCTGCATCGCCTGATCAACCGAGAGGCCGCCTTTGGCGAGTTCCGTCATAGCCGCAGCGGCGTCCGCGGCGCTGGCGCCCGGAATGGAGATGTCGTTGCCGAGCTGACGGGCAGTGTCCGCGACCTGCGTCATCTTCCCGGCGGTGGCACCCGAGACGGCGCCCAACGTGTTCAAGGACGACTGGAAATCCATCCCCGTCTTGATGGTCGACTTGAACGCCGCGCCGACACCGACAACGGCGACGGCGCGGCGGGCGAACTGCCCGAAGCTGTTGGCGCTGTTGGTGTTCGACGAGGCGATCTGGCTGTTGGCCTGGTTGACCTGCGAGGCGGCCTGCTGCTGCATCGAACCGATCTGGTGAGCCGCAGCCGCGGCGCCACTCGATGATGCCTGGAACGAATGCGCAACGGACTGGCCGGCCGCAGCAGCAGCCTGCTGGAAGCTGTGCAGCGACGACTGCGCCTGAGACATCGCCTGCTGAAAGGCACTGATATCGGCGCTGACTCTGACGGCCAGGGTGCGCTCCACCATCAGATCACCCCCGCCTCAGTCGTCGCTCATGTTGTTGTGCACATACGTTTTCGTGCCCGCCGGGCGTTTCTCGTCGCCGTGGGATTCGATGACTTCGCAGCCCAAACACACCACGTCGTTCTTCACCTCGAACTCCCCCGAATTGCGGGGGTCGAACGCATGGAACGCGGACTGGCCGCACGAGCCGCACAAACTGGACTCGTAGATTTCCAAAGCCACGATCGCCAAATCCGCCCGGTCGTTCCACTCCCGGTCACCGCCGAACAGCGCTGTCGGCACCCGATGGAAACGTGCGGCGGCCCTCAGCTTGATGAGCGTTTCCCGCTGGTGGGGATAGGCAAGGGCCGCGGCGAGAAAGGGGCATCAATGTTCGACCCGCCGTAGGACGCCGCTTCCCACGTTTTCGCGAGGATGCCCAGGGCGATGTCACCGATCTTCTGCCGCAGAGCGTTGAACGCTTCCGCGGTGATACCGGCCGGCTCGATACACGTTTCGGCCCACCGGTAGGACAACAGTTGCTCCGCGGAACCGTCAGCTTCGAAGTCGAGGCCGGCGTCCTTGGCCTTCGCGCGGGCAGCGATCTCATCGGTGATACACCCCGGCCGGAACACGAACTTGAGGTGGTTGGCTTCGAACTCCTCGACCAGCTTGTTGTGCTCGCGGATCAGCTTGTTGCGGCTGCCAACGTCGCTGACAGCGGCTTCCTCATCCTCGGGGAAGTCGTCGATCTGCTTGCGCAGCTCCTCAATCTTCGGCAGCAGATCAGCGCGGGTCGGAACCCGAACCGGGAAGTGCGCCTGCTCGAAGTTCGCGAGAAAACCGTTGATGTCGAACGACTTCGCGTCAGGTGTTGGCGTCGTGGTGGGTTCGGTGGTGGTCATGCCGACACCCCCAACTTCATCGCAATCGAGTGCAGCTCCCCATCAAGAATGAAGTGCCGACCATCGGTGAGATGAACCCAAGTCTTACCTTCGCCGCTAGGACTGACAGCGACAACCTGTCTCGGATTGATCCAGAGCTGATCTATTGACCTCTTGTCGGCGTCGATCTGACAGATGCGCGTGAAGCCCACCAGACCGGCATCAGCTTCCAGCGCGGACGAGATGTCATGCAAACGGTTCTCGATGTTCCGGACGCCGTTGCGGATCTCGGTCGCGGACTCTCGGGTCGCAGTCGCGACAGCGAGAGTCGAATCGACAGAGACGGTTTCGAGAGTCTCCGATCGATTCTCCAGGTACTTCCGTGCTCGGTTCGCGTGCGTCATGTCAGCCATGCGGTACAGCGCTCCTTCGATACTTCGCCCAGGTGTGTAGGTGAGACACCCCCGGCTGCGCCACCCGGACGTGACAGCGCAACCGGAGGTGACCTGTCAGGCGGCGATGACCGCGCGTGTGGTGAACCGGCCGGTTGCCAGCAGCGGCACGGTCGCCTTCAGGAAGCCCTGAGATGTGCCGCCCTGGATCTGCGGCACATCTGAGGTGAAGTGGTAGATATCCGCGATGTCCGCAACAGCGAACGGGGTTTCCTGCGGCTTCCCGACACGCCGCACGAAATATCCCTGCGGGAATCCCTCGGTGAAGATGATCAGAGGATCGGCGGTCGTCGGAGTTCCGGTGGAAGAGAAGTCCCGGAACAGCGGCAGGCTCCCCGTGTACTTACGCATCGTGGGAACGGTGCCCTCAGCGTTGTCACACACCGCCGACTCTGTGGTGGTGTTCGAGCCGTCCGCCCGAACTTCATAGGAGTTCAGGACGAAACAGGTGATGTCCACCACGTTGGCGCCGGTCAGTTCGGTGGCCAGCTTCGGTGCTTTGATGTCCGCAATGACGGACCTGTCACCGGGTACCCACACCAATTTCGTGACGTTGACATCGACAAGACGGGCCATGATCAGTTCTCCTTCGTGGCACGGGACTTGGCCCGCGGGGTGGATGTCCGGGTGTCTGTGGGTGTGTCAGCCGCCGCCGCGGTGACCGCATCGATAGCGATTGCCTCCGGGACGACCAGCTGCTCCGGGGCGGCCTTGCGCGAACCCTCAGCGAGGGCCGCGCGAATGTCGTCGACGGAGATGGAAGATGTAGGTAGCGGCTTGCGGACGCGTTCGGTGGGCATCGGTCATTCCCCTTTCAGGGCACGGGAAATAGCCCGACACCTGGAGCGGCGCGGACTAGTAGGGGGTAAGGTTCAAGGCGACTGGAAACCCGTGCGCTACGCGCCAGGAAACCGACTGGTCATCGGACGCCCCCGGTTACAGGTTTGCCGGGGGCACCTTTCGTTGTCAGGTCAGGCGGTCAGCGAGGAGCACATAACCATCAGCGGCGTACACCGTGGGTTTGTCGATCACGGACTCGTCACGCACCGGCGGGTTCGTGAAATCATGCTCGACCGGGCCGCACTTCCACCCGTCGGCCGCCAGAATCACCCCGACAAGTGCATCCCGGCAACGGGATGCGAGCCCGCGGCACTCCTGCCCGAGGTTCGTGGAATTGCTGACCACGCTGGTGATCTGGAAGCGGAACAGACCGTTGCGGTACCCGCACAGGGAATCTCCCTTGGTGCGTTCACCGTTGGCCGGGTACACCGCCACATACTGCGCCGGCGCGGTGCCCTGCACGATCGAGTCGAACACACCCACGCCGGCCGGGACTGCCGCTTTCACCACAGCGATGAAGGCGTCCTGCACTGTGGTCACAACGCCTGCTCCACAGCAGATGTCATGCCCGCCCGAAACAGCGGCCACTGATCATCCGCCGACGGCAGCATGTGCGGGATCGGCCCGGCCCGGGAGGAACCGAACTCCACACCCCGACCGAACGCACCCTGGATCTTGCTGGGGTTCGGGCCAACCACGGCCGACAGGCCACCAGCTACTAGGTCGTAGTCGATCGACCGTGCGTAGTGCGGTAGATGCGATTTCGTTGCGGACAGACCAGCGCTAACCCGAGCCTGCGCACCTTTCTTGACCTCCAGCGCCGTCTTCGAAACGTTCCGCTTGGCAGCCGTCTGCAACTTCTGCGGCGCCTCGCGGAACACGGCCTGTAGCTCGGTGAGGCCATCGACGGTGATGGTCACGACGCCTCCCGTTGGATCTCGATGCACTGCATTTTCATTGCCGTGGCCTGCGTCTCATGCTGAACGGCGTTGACCGCGAACACCCGCCCGGGACTGGCCGGGTCGTGTCGCGACGTGACCACAGTGACCTTGGCGGCCTTCGGAACGACCAGTGGCACCGCCGAACCCTGTCGGACAGAACCAACCGGGATCGAGATGACGTAGTACACCTGCGTGATCGCATCCGGCCCCACCACGGCCTGCGTACCGGCCAGCAGCCTCGGGGTCCGCAACCTGCACGGACCGGCATAGACCTGCACCGGCGCGGGCGGTGTGGTGGTGTTCGTCGCGGCGTCGTAGACGCCTGCGCCGGCCCCGGGGATGGTGATGGTGCAGGTGTCCTGCATCAGCGACTCGGCCCTGATGCGGCCGGCCGCTAATACAGAATCAGCCGACATAGCGTCTCATCGGCCACACATCGTCGTTGTAAGCGACGAGCTGCACCGAACGTGCCCGTCTACCGAGGATGGTCTGCCAGTCGCTGTCCGAGATATACAGCCCGCCACCAGCAACCGACTTGTCACGGGTGTAGGAGTAGTCATCGATCGCCTCCTGCGACTTCCCGTCCGGGTTCCGGAGAACCCGAACCACCGCCCACGCCTCAGCCTGCTTGACGGCAGCAACACTCAGCGTTGGCGGCACCGCCGCGAGACGAGCAGTCAACGTCGGAATACGTCCCAGGAGCAGCGCCTCAGCATCATCGAGAAGGGCAGACACCCAGGCCGTCTCATCCGTGGTAAGTGGCCGGCCGAGCCGAGCTGCTACATCAGAGGGAACGGCGACAGCCATCTGCGCACCTCACTCATCCCAGAACGGCCCATCGGACACAACCCGCTCACCAACCATTGCCACTCTCTGGTGAGGCAACAGCGCGGCCCAATCGGCCCGTGTCGCCTCGCCGGGGGCTACCGCTGGGGTCAGGTTCACCATCGAGTCGAAGGCGTTGACCACCTGGTCAGGTGGAACCAGCCGCCAACGCCAACGGGGGAGAACCCGGCCCCGGCGGTACATCAGTTCGTCCGACCTTCCGGATTCTCCGGGGTCGGCTTACCCGCAACCACACCGGCCAGCGTGTAGTTCTCGTCGGGGGTCTCGTCGGGATCATGCCCGATGTATCCCCGCTCGGTTTCCTTGTCGACCTTGGCCTGCACCTCGGCCTCCCCGACATCATTCTTCTTCGATTCAGCCATGGGTTATCTCTCCTTATCAGACGGCGGGGGAGTTGAGAAGTGCGAAGGGGAAACGAACCGCCGGATCGCCCTGCAGGTAGTTGATCGGGTTAGAGACTTCCCACCCTGCACGGAATACCAGCCGCAAAGCGATCATGTCCTGCTGCGGCAGGTTGTACTGGATCACCCCAGCAGCGTCGGTGATGACACCCTCGGTGAGCACCTTGTACGTCATATCCTGACGCACACCGACGACCATCTTCGAGTAATCCCCGGCGATCAGCTCGGCTGCGTTGAGGCCGACTGGCCACAGCCCGGCGAGACTGCCGGGGTACATGACCTGTGGCAGATCGACGGGCAGCACCATCGTCTCACCGGTGGTAGCGCGGACGTTACGCAGGCGGGACTTCACCGTGACGTTGCCGACCGCGCCGTTGGGAACATAGCCGTCAGCTTCCAGCTTGCCGACGAGGTCGGAGAGATCACCGTGCAGGCCACCGGCCGCAGCATCGTTCGTGCCGCGAACAACCACGTTGCCAGCCGCTAGAGCCTGCGGGGCAATGCCAGCGGGCCAAGACGCGGGCTTGTTGGTGCCGAAGAACACCGCAGCGTCCAACGTCCGGGCGATAGCGTTTTCCATCAGCGGACGCAACGAGGCCCACACATCGAAAGAGCTATCATCCATGACTGCCTCGGGAACTGGGATGATCGTGGCGATCTCTTCCACGTTCAGATACCTGTTCGCCCAGGCTGCCTTGGTGGTCTGCTTCAAACCTGTGTCACCGTTCACGAAATACGCGGTCGGCAACGCGGACAGGACGGGAAACCGGATCTGGCTCCGGGCGACCGGAATGCGTGTCGCCAGCCCAAGCGTGGCGGATTCTACCGACAGCGAGGTGAGCATGTCGTTGGCGACTTGCTCCGGGACAAGCGCAGCGGTATCGGTGCGCGAAATCAGAGTGTTATACGGCACGGTAGACCTCCTATGGTCGGTTGCTGTTGATTGGGCAGCGGGTCAGCCGTGCCTAGGCTGGTGCTGCAGATCAGGTGCGCCCTGCGGCCCGCCTGATTAGTGCGTTCATGGAATCCCCGGTGGGTGAACCGCCGCGGGCACCAAGGTCCAGTGATGGGCCATTCCCTGAGGGTTCAGGGACGAGTCGTTTCACTGCGGCCTCGATGGCCTTGCTGTCTGGGCGGCCGTCATCGCCGAGGAACTTGGTGAGATCGACGAACTCCAGGACGTCGTTGGTGTTGACGTCGGGGTTGCGGCGACCGGCGAGAGCGTCGAACCGTTCGCGGGCAAGTTCTCGGCCGAACTCGGTGACCGCGCCCGTGCGGCCGCGTTCCTCAGCTTCACTGAGTGCCCGCTCGTCGGCCGTCATTGCCTGCTTGCGCAGCTTTTCCGCTTCCTTGACAGCAGTCGCGTTGTCCTTGGCGCGTTGCTCCCATTTCCGCGACTCGGCTTTCCAGTCGGTCTTGTCGTCCGACTCCTTGTCGGGCTCGGCAGGCTTGTCGGGCTCAGCGGGTGGCTGTTCGCCTTGACCCTGTGCAGGGTCGGGTGCAGTTGGTTCGGTCATTGTGGGTCTCCCGTGCGGGAAGTCAGCACCGTGCGGCGCTGGGGGATTGGTGGGGGGCTCCTAGAGCAGATACCCGAAGTGGTGCAGCAGGCGGACCGCCTCGATGCGGTCGTCCCCGGCGAGCTGATAGATCGTCTCCGGGCGCAAACGGATCTGGCCTTTACCGACTCCCGCCGTGGTGACCTTGGCGCGCTGCCCGAACACCTGGGCGGTGCTCATGCCGCGCTTGGCGTTGATCACCTGGCTCGGGTCGGCGCCATCATCGACGATGGCCTTCGTATCGGCGACCGACAGTCCGTGCACCTGGCCGGCTTTGATCGCCGCGACGGGATCGGTAGTCAGGTCGTCGGCAACCTGTTCGGTCGTCGCGACGTGGAAACAGTCGCAATGCAAATGCCGACTGAACCCTGCGTTCCAGCGGAAAAACTTGCCGGCCAGCACCGCGCAGCGATCACATGACGGCAACGACAAGTGCCTGACGTAGCCGTGAATCGCTGGCCTGACAACTGTTGCCACCGATTCGATGGCCCTGCTGGCATCAACGATCTGTGTCTGCACAATCCCGTCGAGCAGTTTTCCGCCGGCAGCCTGCGCCGCTTTCATCGGCAGACCGTTGGCCAAGCCAACTCTGGTCGTGATCACCGGGGCGGCCATCAGGGCGTCTAGTGGCGCACCGGAACCGGCCACACCGACCACCGCTTGCGGATTGGCAACCGCGCTCGGCTCGTCCGGGATGTTCTGCTCGGCCAACACGGCCGGCACGTAGGCGATAGCCTCACGCGCTGCGGACAACTGCCCGGCCATCAACAGTGACAACACGTGCGGCGAGATCGTGCCCCAGGACTGGTCGAAGTCGCCTACGCCCAACGCTTTCCACAGCCGCCGGACCCTCACCAGCACCGCGGCGGTGATCTTGGCCAGCTCGGCTCGGTGAGCGTCAGCCGCCAACAGCTGCTGAGGCACCGATGGCCGCCGCTGGTGGGTTGTTCATGGCCTGAATCAGCCGCTCAGTCGTCGGATCGGACGCGGCCTGCGAATCCTGCAACTCCATATTGCCGATCTGCGTCTGCGAATACCCGAGGTCTTCGCGGGTCTGCCGAAGTGACGTGATACCGGCCTGGAAGCGCTTGATCGCCGCGTCGGTCTGCTCACCCTCGGTGCGGTACTGCGGGTCACGCCACAACGTCTCAATCTCGCCATCATCACCACTAGATAGCCCGGCGACCCGCCGCGCCAACCGGATAGCTTCCTCGATCGGCTCACCAAAGGTCCGGGCACGCTGCCGAACCTTCGAAATCAGACCCGACTCAGACGCCTTGAGCGTTTCACCGTTCACATTGGACATTTCGCCCAGTAGATACTGGGCAGGAGTCCTGGACCGGGAAGCCAAATCCTTGACATCCTCACGCTTCGCGGAACTGTACGGGTCCAGCGGCGCCGCGTCCCACTGGCCGAACGCTGCCTCGGAGACATCGGTAGTGACCATCCGGTTACGGCCGATCGCAATGGGCGGCGTCGGATTACCGGCAGCGTCCTCCTCCGGCCACCCCTTCGCCCACTTCTGCGGGAACGCACCATAGTCCTGCGTCATCAGCCGATCAGCGAGCGTCTTATTGATCCGGTCCTGAATATCCGTCAGATCGAAAATCTCCGAGACACCACCGGTCAGCAACCGAGGATTGTTCGGAAGCTCAACCAGGCCAACGTCGCCCAACGGGTTACGGTCGCCCCACCTTTCGCCGGCGACGAGGCGGCGTTCCCACTGGACCGACCCGGCGTTGCCGTTCGGCTTGGACGCCTTGAACTTGAACACCGCTCCGAGAGCCTGCAACGTCGCGTTGACCTCGCCCGTCCAGTCATCGACCCACACCTTCAACCCAGCTGCGCGGACGCGCCGGCCACTACCGGGGTGGTAGGCGACGATGGCCTGCTTCGGATGCTCGACTGTCAAGACTGGCGTACCAGGATCCCTCGGGTTCACATCAACACCGATATACGAAACTCCGCAGATGGCCGCCTCCAACAGGCCCTGGTCGGAGTCAGAGTCCATGTTGTTGGCCTGCCAAATCCGCCAGGTCTCCCTGTCGGCCTCTTCCGTTTCGCCGATGCGGAAACCTTCGATCTGCATCCGCTCAACCATCGCATCGACGACTAGGCCCATGTAGTTCGAACGGGTCATCTGCAAGATTCGGCGGAAGTCGTCCTGCGCCTGCGGCGCCAGCCACGGCAGCGGGTGGTTACCGGTGTAATAGGCGTCGAAGAAGTCGCACATCTGGTGACGCTCAATGAGCTGCTTGTACAGCCTGGCGAGCCACGCCTCGGGGGTCGGGGACTGCTGCTGATCTGCCACGCGGTCCCCTTCCCAAGTCAGTAGGCGGATGTGCGCCCACGGACGCGGGTCAGGCCCTTCTTGGGGGCATCCCAGCCGGTACGAATGGCATGCAGCCGCGCCTGCCACGATAGGCCGCCAGCCATGGCCAGGTCGATTCGGTTAGGGGAGTCGGGTCGTTCTTTGGACATCACCCACAAAGGGGTGCCGTCTTCGTCGACGGCATGGATGTCACGCTTGTGGGCAGCACCAATGTGGTCCCGCATCTCGCTGTTGCCATCGCCGAACACTTCGCCCGAGCGGATCGCCGCGGCGTAAGAGCGGCACATCAGGGACGTGTTCCTCAGATTCCGAGAATCGGTGTACCAAAAGATCCATTTCTTTTCGCCCCACCTACCTGCCCAGCGAGAGACATTCACATCCCAGCCCATGGCAGGATCGCAATAGCTGCGTGCTACTTCCCACCGGTGTGAGATCTCCCCGGCGGCGGCGTCGACCTCTTCAGTCGGGATACCCTCCTCGCCGTAATCCCGCGGATCCCACATGCGATATGGCACCTGAAGCCCAGTCTCCATGTCAGTGAGCACGAAGCCCGCCATATCCCGATACTTCGCCCCATCGAATCCGACAGAAACACCCCGACCCTCGGCGATCTCCGCTCCAGTCCGAGCGTTCTCCAGCCAGGCCTGGACATCGAAGCTGAGCGCCGCCGCCTGCGTCCATCGGTTCAGCCATGTACGTTCAAGATAGGAAAGATCTGCTCCCGGCCGCTCCCACTGCAGCGCGATATCCCGGAACTGACCCGGACCGAACTCGCCCATCGGGCCGGTCGCCTCAGCGACTGCGGCAATCCGACCCTCAAGCGTTTTCTGGTCGTGACCATCCGAAGCCTGCCGGTGAAAGTAGAAGAGCTGCGGATCCTTTACTTTGCCCCGGACAATCAGGTCCGCCTCGTCTTTGTCCCGCTCTGCCACCGACCGCTGACCAGGGCGCCCGGCGGTCGTTGTACCTAACGACCAGGGATCGTCGAGGGGGCGCTTCGGTAAGTTCGCCTCCATCGTTTCGTACGCTTCGACCTGCAGGGGGTGGATCAGTCGGTGTGTTTCGTCGTAGTACTGGAACGTTGTTCGAGCACCATCTCTAGCGTTTGGGGATCCGGCAAGCGGAACTGCCTTACCATCTGCGCGGCCCCTCCCGTCCAAGCGGATGATCCGCTCAAGCGAGACATCGAACAGATCGGCGTCTGACGACTCCTGACACACGACCATTAGTGCGCCGTAGGCCAGCTCTGAGACCTGCTCCTGGGTGTAGGCAAGCATCGGGATGTAAGGATCGACCACCGGGCGACCGACAGGGTTACCTGATGCGTCCCAACCATCGAATCTGACCTCGGCGTCCGGGTGCAGCTCGGCGAACGTCAACCAGGCGCCGAACTCTGTCTTCGCCGTGCCCTTCCGCCAGGAGAGGCGAACTCGACGGAATCTGCGCCGACCAGATAGCTCGTGACCCTGGGGATATACCTCGTAGGCTTTCCAGATCGCTGCGCGCTTCTCGTGATCCAGATCCGCCGGCTTACCCTTCAGGGAGCCCGGCCCGAAGACCGCCCGATCCTCAATCAGATCGCAGATCGGACCACCAAGCGATGGCCACGGATCCTCGTCCCAAGGCGGAACGACAACCGTGCTCACAACGCCCTCAAAGCCGCCCTGGGATCGGAACCCAAAGTGCTGGAAGAGTGTCCGGCCGGCCGAACTCGCCGCCGCAAGCCCCTGTCCTGCGCCTCCTCGGACCGCTCTATCTCCCACTGCAGACGCCGGCGATCAATCGGCGACAGCCCGAACCGCTGACCCTGCTGCCGGATCTCAGCCGCCAGATCCTTGCGCTCTCGCGACCCGTCCGCCAGCCAAAAATCGTTCACCAGCATCGCTAGTTGGATCAAGCCATGCCGATCCGAGTCATCGAATTCGGGAGCCATCGGCGACGCCCAGATGTCGCGCCACCACGCCAACGTTAGCGAGTGCCAGTCAATGCCGGGCAGCTCCGGCGCCACGATCGCATCGTCAGCGACCAGGACAGACGCTGTGCTCGATACGTTCCGGCGAGTACGAGCCGACGCATGCTTCGGAGCGGGACCAGGCATGCCCTTACCTCCGAGTGTTTGATTCTGTTGAGTTGAGAGTCTAGGAACCCGTACAGGCCAAAGTCTGTCTCCCCCGCGGTCCGTCTTCCCAGGTCAGGGCGGGGGTTACCCCCCACCCCTTGTTTGTTTATGTTTGATCTCGGCCAGCAGTGGCGCGGTTGCATGGCAGGCATTCCGGCCCGCGGTACGCGCTGCGGTCCTCGTCGTCGTGGCCGAGGTCGAAGGGTGCGCCGGGTGGGAATTGTTGTCCGCATCGCCAGCAGGTGAAGCCTGCACGTGCTACCTGCCTAGCAGCATTCTTGCGTCGCCTGTCGTGCTCAGCGCCATAGCCGCGAGATTGTCGTGTTCCTCGCTGCTTCTCATGTTGGCGTCGGCAGTCTGGGCATCGTCCGGAGCCTTGATGGAGCTCTGGGCAATCGGGTTCGGAGCAGACAGCCCAGCGACTGATGCCGTCAGGTATCCGACGAGGTTGGGGTTGTCGCGGAGCACGGTGAGCGTCGGTGATTCCCACGATCGGATGACGGTCTCCTCGCGATCATCGCGGTCTTTGCCTAGGCCATGCCAGTCGTTGGCGCCCATGACGACCTCGGCGAGTGCGTGCATCACCTCATGCCACAACGTGAGGCGCATCGTGTCGGGGCTCTGCTCAGGGTTGAGGGAGATGATGGCTCGCATCGCGTTGGTGTGGCCGTAGTCGCCGACGCGTTGCGTCTCGTGCTCGGCGCGCATCCAGTCGTCCGGGTCGACGGTCACGGTGAAGGTGAAGGTGATTGTGCCGACCTTGATGGACGTGGGCAGCTTCACTGCCACTCGTCTCGTCCTGCGTGTTCCGCATGTGGGTCGAACACTGGAACGCCGTCACGACGAAGCCATTCTCTGGCTTCATGGACTTCCACCCTGGCCAAACGCCAGCACAACCACCGCTCGAGGTCTGCGGTCGAAGGCATGGGCGGCAGCATGGAGTGCACGTCGAGGGTGGTCGTAGTGCCCGGGTTGTAGGTGTCTTCAACGTCGGTGGTGATCACCAGGTGCTGCCCTTCCCATGCCCCGTCGTAGACGCGGATGGACCAGCGTGGCCGATAGGTGAGGCGTTCAAGGTGGGCTGCGATCTCGGTGGTGGTGAGCATGCCATCTCCCGACGTAAGTCCGGTGACTGTTGGGATGTATTCGCAGGTGACGGCATGTTCACGCGACCGGCTTTAGGGTGCAGACTCTCCAACGAGGACAGTCTGCCGTGTAGTTACACGCTTGTCAAGCACCCGGTGTGTTGGCCCATTCCTGCCGATAGTCAGGGTGATCGCTGTAGACCGAGGCGATCGCGCAGATGGTTCCGCACACGCCTTGCGGCCATCGGTCCTCATCACAGAATGGGCAGGTCCATTCGTCGTCGCTCCGTAGCGGACTGTCTTCGGATACTTGCTGGATCTTGTGAATGTCCATGATTGCCCGCTTTGCCTTGCACTCGGCCAGGATGCGGGCCGGGTCGGTCTGCCGCATGATCGTCTCGTCCGGATTGAATTCGGTTGCGCCATAGTCGGCTCGGCCTGACTGAATATCAGCGGCGTCTTCCTCATCCTCGGCGATGCGGGCCAGCAAGAACTCGGTGATGTTCATCCTGTCATCGTCTCCCGGCTGAGGTTGTAGGCGAGCATCTGGGTGACCAGAGCATCAAGCGGCTGCCCCCGGAACCAGGACGCGGAGCAGGCGGAGCAGACCACGGCGCGCACCAGCCATTGGTCGTCGGCGGTGTATCCGTTGTCGTCTCCGGGTCCTGTCCATTCGATGGTCAGGGCGGGGCGGCGGACTGTTTCGCCGTCTTGCCGGGCGGTGACGGTGTCGGCGCCGCAGTCGGGGCAGCGGACGCCGCGTGCCCAGCGCGGTCGGGTTGCGTTCAACCTCAGCGCGATCTTGGCCTGCCCGGTCCAGTGCCGGATCTTGTCGACCCACCATTCGAGGGCGTCGTCGTCGGTGTGTTCGGCGTCGAGCCGGGTGGCTAGTAGGCGGAGGTTGCCGGGGGTGTTGCGTCGGGTTTCGCCGGCGTGTTCCATGACGGCTTCGGACACGGTGGTGGTGATGTCGATGAGTAGGGATACCACGTCGGCGGAGATGGGTAGCCTGGCGCGTCCGCCTGCACCTCCGGTGCCGGTGCCTTGGTAGGCGGTGGCGGCTTCCAGTTGCTCCCACAGCGACGGGAGGGTGTGCCATTCGGCGGTTCCCCCGTCTCGGTAGAGCCGGAGTCTCTGGCGGACGATGAGCGCGTCGATCGTTTTGTTCAGATCGTCGGTGGTTACCGTCACCCCAGACCTCTGAGGATATTCGCCTGGTATTGGGCGAGGAACGCGGTGGCCAATTGTTCGGCGGCGGTGGGTGAGAAGCCGGCCCGTTCGAGGATGGCGCGGTAGCCGGCGCCGAGCGCGGCCATGGTTTCGAGTTCTTCGGTGACGGCCTTGAACATTTCGTCGGTCATGGTCATCGTGCCTCGGGGTGGGTGAGCATGTGGGCTTGGATGTCGAGGTCGTCGCGGCGGATCACGAAGCCGGCTGATGCGATGCTGCTGGTGGGCACCATGATCCGGTCGTGGCATATGGGGCAGGCGATCGGGACATGTGTCGCCGGGGGGTCAGCGTCAGGTTCGGGCGGTGTGTGTGCCCGATATCCGGCGTAGAACGCCGCGAGGATCAGGAGGATCACTGTGACCGGTTCGTGGATGGTCATGCCGACCGCTTGAACACAGCCGCGTCCCATTCGGGTCCGCGCCAGATGCCGTCGACCAGCCGGGCATCGTCGCCCCAGTCGGATGGGTCTGCGCACTGGCCGCCTCGACGGTGCCGGTCGAACATCTCCAATCCTCCGAAGGTTCTATGGCAGGACTGTGCCGAGCAGTGACAGAAGCTCATGCCAGTCCAGGTGTTGTCGCAGCCGCCGCAAGTGATCTTGGTCAGTGGGCGCTTCTCGCTCATGGTTGATGCCTTTCGTTCGGTCGGTGCTCGGAATAAGCGGTCAGCGTTTTAACGGCCGCTTTTCCCGAGAACTCATAGATGGGTGTTTCCTTGCCTGTCGTCGCTCTACGCGCCCGCCGAAAGCCGGCAATCGGCATCGTGGCGTCAGTCATCGGTCAGCCCCAGCATCGGAAGCAGGTCCCGGCATCGGTTGCGGTACAGCACCGCCGCGCAGGCCAGCCGCTCGCCCGGTGTGTTGGGTCCGCGGTTCCCGAGCGCCCGCATCACCTGGTCGCTGGCGGTCGGGTCGATCTGCGGGGAGGTCCAGTTGGGGGGCTTGTCGTCGTAGAGGTCGGCGCCGGTGGTCATGCTGCGCCGACCTCGGTGGCCCAGGCGGCGACGGCCGGGGGGAGGCTGTCGATGGTGTGACGGGCCAGGGTGGGGACGCTGTAGCCGGCCAGCACTGCGCCGATGTGAGCGAGGGCCAGGGCGTCCGTCTCGTCTGAGTTGCTGAGTTCGACGTCGGGGAACAGTCGGGACATGGCTACGGCGACGGCGGCTTTGTCGCCGCGTCCGGTGCCGGTGGCCCATTTGGCGCGGGTGGTGGGGGAGACCATGCAGACGGGGATGTCGCGGCGGTGTAGTGCGCTGACCACGGCCCACCAGAGTCCTGCCCGGTCCCAGGTGGATCCGCCGGGCTGGCCGTGGGATGGTGCTTCGATGACGATCTGGTCGTTGTCGCCGATGTCGGCGAGTATTTGGCCAGCCATCCGGTGAATTCGAAGGGCTCGGTCGGTGAGGGTGTCACCGCGTTTGCCGGTGCTGGTGATGTGCCAGGTGTAGGCCTGGCCGTCGGGGTGGATGCGGGCTAGGCCGGTGCAAGTCAAAGAGAGATCCAGGCCAACGATGCTCATGGGGGTTCTCCGGTTTTCTTGGTTTTCGGGGGAGCAAGGTGGACAAGGTGGACATGTCCACCTTGCCTCGTAAGGTCTGTCTCACCCGCGATTCGGATATTTGAATCTGACCTGCAGTGATTACGAAGAGTGACGTCCAGTTTGTCCGCCTTTTTTGGTTTCCATCGGGTAGCAAGGTGGACAATGTCCACCTTGTCCACCTTGCTCTGGTCATTTCGTGAGCCCCAGAATCGATCCCGGAACGCTGCCCTCATTGCCCGCTTCTGTATCGATCACGTCACCTATAGCGAGCAGCGACTGGACCGCTGATTCGAAGTGCTCTCGGTCCCTGCTATTGATCGCCTTGCGGACCTTCGCGCGGGACAACGGACCGGCTGAGAGAGCCCGGCGGATAGCGCCGACAACCCGCCCACGGGCCGCCTCATCCCTCACTTCGTCAGCCATCACGGCCCGCTCGCCGTCAGCCCTGCCCTTGGCCCGGTTGGCGTCGGCGAAGACCTTGGACAGCTGCCGCCGCACTGTGTCGCGGGTGGCATCAGATACGGCCATCAGGACTTGCGACAGTGCCCAGTCGTCACCCCGGACTTGCAGCCGGCCGTCTAGTGCCGCGAGCGCGGCGGCGGCCTTGAGACGGCACAACAGGGCGTGTCCGTCGATGGCGTCGCCGTCTCCGCGGTGCCGGGCCACGGCGGCTTGATCGATGGCGGCGACGGCTTCGTCGCAAACCGTGATGGGTCGACGCCCGGTGAACAAATCAACGGTGGGTAGGTCCGGCATCCGCCAGCTACCCCAACGTCCGGGATTGTCCGGCGCCACTGAGGGGATGTCGGGGTCAGTGGTGGGTAGCCACAGGAAACGCTGTGGTGTACCGCCGTCGACGTCGTCGAGCAGAACTGACGCCCTGCCTGGTTGCACACCAACGGTCAGGCACAGGCGATATGCGTGGGCGTCGACGTGTAGGCGTTTCGTTTCGTCGACGTAGGCGAATGAAAGTTGGGCGCCGGACCAGGCGTCGCGGAGCATTGGCAGCAGGGTGGACCCGGTGCGGCTCTTGAGTGCCGATAGCTGGTCAACCTCAGCTGCGGAGAAGGTGACGCGGGTGGTGTGTTGCTCGACCCCGCCAGGTTCGGTTTTCGTCTTGGGTTGAAACTTCACGTACTGGTGGAGGATGCCCTCACCGGAGCCGATGCCGGCCTTCTTGGTGGCCGGCAGGTCGATCACATCCGCCGCTGCGGCCTCCGCTGCACCTTTCCCGCCCCCTGAGCGGCCCACCAGCGCCACGAATTGGTTCAGCGAGCCTTCACCCCCGATGAGGGGGGGTAGGACGGTGGCGGGTTCTACAGCGGCGCTGACCCGGTTGAGTACGGCACCGAGGACAGCCCATGGCGCGGTACGCCGGGACCGGGCAAATTGTCGGATGTGTTCGTGGATCGGCCGGGCCTGCCAGAAGTCGGCCTCGACTGTCGGGTCGATGGTGTAGGCGACAGGTATTGCGTCAGGTGGTCGGAGCTGTATGACTCGTCCGCCTTTGGTGACGCCGGCCCGGAGTCCTCCGCCGGCTTTCTGTTCAACCTCCCCGACCGGAAGTCCGGCTGTTACGCCGGCAGTGATGATGGCGTCGTAGCCTTCTTGCGCGGTGATGTGCCCGGTTTCGACCAGGGTGCCGACGTTGAATCCGGACGTGTTTGCTTGTTCGCCACGTCGCCCTTCCGGTGTGTTGGCGAGTAGGCGACACTCGCGGTCGAGGGCGGCGAGTGCGTAGCGGCGGGCGGCCGGGTCGCCCGGTTGGGCAATGAGGCTTCTGTCGATGGCGCGCGGTGGTGGCTTTGGTGCATCGTCGGTGATGAGGCCGGCTGATCGCAGTCGGTCGAAGAAGCTCATTTCGTTTGGCATCACCATGCCACCGACGTTCGGTGCCAGCGGTAGCCGGTGCTCACGCGGCCGCCCTGTGTTTGTTGGTGATGACTGGTGATGGCCGGTGTCGCCACAGGTAACGGTGCCCGCGGTGGTCGATAGATGGTGGCGCGACGACGTAGCCGCCGGCCCCGCGGAAGTCGACGCCGGGGAGGATGCCCGTCTTGTTGCCTTCACCGCTGGGGGTGACGTATAGGTGCAGACCGGCGCCGGCGGTGGATACGACACCGTGAATGTCGGGGATGGCGTCAGCGTCTTGCATCTGCCAGTAGGACCGCCAGCCGTGGGGGGTGTCCACGTCGATGACGTCGAACGTGCGGCCGGTGGGTAGGCCGATGTTGGCTAGGGGTGTCGCCGTCCACCAGGTGGTGATGGTGTCGGTGTCGGTGGTGGCGTCTTTGAATCCGTTTGGGGTGGCCGGCACTTTGAGTCCGGGGCGGAGGGGGAACACAGACCAGCCCCAGCCGGCGTAGCGGAGGGCGGTGGCCAGTAGTTGGGGCGATGGTGGCCGCCGGTCGATGATGTGGGCGAGCTGGTCGGCTTCAACATTGCGGCCGGCCAACAGGTGCGCTGTGTACAGCTGGGCAAGGTCTCGTTGCGGGTCGGCCGGCTCGTCACAATTTGGATGTGTCGTGAATTGCGGGTCGGACTGTTGCAGGAGCAGCCCGCAGTCGGCGCAGGTGGTGTAGACGTTCACCCCGCGCCTCTTTGGTGATCCTTTTGGGGCCGTGCGCAGTCGGTGCATTGCATGGACCCCCAGCGGGGCCAGCCGGTCACCCAGTACCGGACGTAGATGTGCCCGCCGAGGACGGTGCTGTTGCAGGAGTCGTCTTGCAGGATGCGGTTTTCGGTGGTGGTGGCGTGCCGCTGGTCGGGTGGGAGAGTCATGCTGTCTGCTCATCGAACAGGGATGGTGTGTGCACAAGCGCTTCCGCGCTGCGGAGGTTCTTGACCGCCTGCGACCAGTACGACGCTTTTAGCTCTATCCCCACGAACCGCCGGCCGTGCAGCAGCGATACGTAGCCTTCGGAGCCGATGCCCATGAACGGTGACAGCACCAGTTCGCCAGGGTTGGACCAGAGCCGCACGCACCGCTCGATGAAGTCCAGCTGCAACGGGGCGATGTGCTTCTCGTCGCCGTTCTCCTTGGCAGGCCGCGTGTTCAACGTCTTGGTTTCCCGGATACCCCACCAGACGGGGCAGATGTGGCCGTCCTCGGTGAGCCATCCGCCCTCGTGGTGGTCGGTCCAGATCGGTGACGCCCAGTCGATCCAGTCGTTGTTGGTGACCTCACCGTCGGTGGCCTGATTGACGATGGGTATCTCGTTTTGGCCGGGCTTGCGGAACAGCAGCAGATAGTCGGCCAGGGCCGGTCGGCAGGCCGACGAGTCCCGGTTTTTCGTCTGGAACGCCAGGCTGTACGCCTTGGTCCGGATCGACTGGGCCTGCGGGTCTTTCCAGATGGTGGCCTCGCCGTGGAATATCCAGCCGGCGTCGATGAACTCCCGGATCACGTCGCCCCGGAAATCGGACAGTCCGACGTGCCCGTGAGTGGCTTTGGTGGTGGTCAACTGCTGGACGTGGACGCAGGCGATCCGTCCCGGCTTGGTGACCCGCAACTGGTGATCGATGATGAATCGGTAGTGCGCCAGGAAAACGGACCTAGACGCACTGTTTCCAAGGTCCCGCATTGTCGGGGAATACACATATAAAGAGTCAAACGGTGGTGAACAAATTGATAGATCAATGGAGTTGTCCTCAATCTCTCCGAGACGTTCACAGGAGTCTCCAAGAAGTGCCTGCCACGCCTCACCGGATTCTGTGCTCGTGACGTAGTTGTCGATGCTCATGCGATAGCGCCTTCCTTGCCGGTTCGGATTGCGGCCACAAGCTCCGCTGTGGAGCGGGCCGACTCGATCTCTTTGCGCCGCACGTTCGACGCGATCTGCCCTTCGAGGGACGACAGCACGATGTGGGTGTTGACGACCCTGGTCTGGCCGTAGCGGTAGCAGCGGCGGATGGCCTGGTAGTAGGTTTCGTAGCTGTCGGACAGGCCGACGAACGCGATGCGGGCGCAGTGCTGCATGTTGATGCCCTGCCCAGCGATCGACGCTTTGCTGAGCAGAATGGGCCGCTCCCCATCGAGCCAACGGAACAGCACATCAACCTTCTCTTCCGGCGACTGCGCACCGGTCAGGGAGAAGCATCGGTCACCGAACGCCCTGCGCAGCGTCTCCTGCTCATCGTTGAGTCCGCACCAGATGATCCAAGGCTCATCCGGTTCGGCGTTCACGAGCTCGACTACCTTGTCGCAGCGCGGCTTGAGGGTGGCGCGGCGGACCGATGCCCGGCCGCCGACTCCGCCCAGGTCCGTCGCGAAAAGTTGCCCCTCGGGCACCACGTCGACGTCGAGCAGATGATCATGGATGGTCAGGCCGGGAAGGTCGTAGCCAATGTCGACGTATCCGAAGTCGGAGGGCCGGCGGATCGCCACCGCCCAGGAGGCCATCCACTTGAACATGGGTTGTCGTGCATGGCCTTTCATCCGCCAGCCGGTGTCGGAGTCGTGCACGAAGTACGCGGCGAGCATCTCGACGCGGGACAGCACGCCAAGGAACTCGGCCTGGCTAGTCAGCTCTTCCGGGTCGTTCGGCGCCGGTGTAGCTGTGCATGACAGCCGGCGGGGAACAGGCTGGAAATGTCGGATCAGCATGTTTCGGGTGGCTCCGGTGGAGTTCTTGAGGATGGATGATTCGTCCAGCACTACAGCGTCGATGCGTGTCGGGTCGAAATGCTGGATCATCTCGTAGTTGGTGATCCAGATACCGGCGCCGGTGATCTGGTCACCGTGCCGCACGTAGTGGACAGTGATGCCGAGCTTGACGGCCTCGCGGATGGTCTGGTGGCAGACCGCCAGAGGCGCAACGATCAACGCGGTGTCGCCGGACAGTCGAGCCCATTCCAGCTGCATGAAAGTCTTGCCGAGTCCAGTATCTGCCCATATAGCACATCGGCCGGTTTCTACTGCCCAGCAGACGATCTCGGTCTGCCAGTTGTGCAGCATCGGGTGCACGTCGGCGTCGGTGACCGGGTGACCAATGGTCTCGACAGCCCTGGCCTTGGTGGCGAGGAACTCTGCGTAGCTGCTCATGGCGTGTCCCACTACTCCATCGCCCACCCACGGCGGTACGTGTCCATGAAATCGCGGCCGCAGGTCTGGCACACCATCCCGACCGTCTCCCGGTGGCGGCCCTGGCAGGTCGGGCAAGGATGAAGCCGCCTTCGTAGCTCGGCTTTCAGCCGCGCGATCTCGGCGGTGTCGACAGCCGCTTGGCGCCGCAGGTCGGCCACGATGTCACTACTCATGACGCACCGCCTGCGCGTGTTCTGATGCCCGGACCTCGGCGACCCACTTGTCGTGTCCGGCAAGGGCTTCCGCCTCCGTCGAGTAGCGCTCCTGGGCCTCATCGAAGACGCCGCCGAAAACCATGGTTTCGAAAATCAGGGGAGGCCCATCACCCAGCCGGTGGTCCAGGCCGACCCACACCGTGGAGATCCGGACAGCCCCGATCTCAGTCAAGGCCACCCGCTGATTGTCCAGACCTTTGTTCTTCTCACTGATCCATTCATCGACTGTGATCGGCTTGCCCTGCCGGTTGTAGTAGTAGCACTTGTCGGTCATAACAATCAGTCCTTCTTCCAGGATCCGCATTCGCATAGGTGCCGCAGCGAATCAGAGTGCTGGTGGGGGTTGATCCGGCAGCGGTGCAGCCGGCCGTGCGAGGTCCATTCGGTGTCGCAGCCCAGCAGTTCCGGGCCGTACGAAGTGGGCAGTGCGGCTTCATGCTCGGCTTCGATGTCAATGCCCAGGTCCCTGAAGGTGAGATCAACGACTGCTCCGGACGGCAGCGTGATCATGCCCCACCAGAGGTGCCAGGACATGCGTTCCAGGTGAACCGTGACGCCGTGCAGGACCAGCTCGTCGGGATGCTCGCCGTCGAAGGTGATGCGGTCGGCGGTCATTATTCTGCCACCGATACGAACGCGGCGAGAGTGCGCTGGACGACCGATAGCGCGTAGTTGTATCCCCGGGCGTGGGCAACGTCGGAGTTGGCGTCACGCTCATTCCATTCACGTTCCGGGAGTTCAAGGACTGTCCGGATCGCCCGGGACATCCGCGCCGTCTCACACGGATAGGGCACATGGCAGGCCAAGCATTCCGTCCACGGCCCAATACCCAGTGGTATGTGCCGCTTCTCGACTGCGGCCAGGCTGATCGGGATCACTGGGACTCACCCGCCAACGGGGTCAAGCGCTCCGCGGGGGTTGCTATGCTGTTCTCGTGCAGTGATCCTCGGTATCGCACGAACACGTAGTGAGTTCCAACGCTGGTAATCACGCCGTCCTCACGCTTGTGCCCTCCGTCGTAAACGACAGCCTCACCAACGTGCCCCCGTGCCTCATCGAGTGTCATCGGGTCACCGCCAGCACCATCACAGCGGCCATGCACGCGATGAACAGCAGGCCGAGCGCGAGGTCCGTCCAGGTGCGGATACCTTGCAGCGGCGGGGGTTTCGGAATCATGACTGATCTGGTCCTTCCTATTCGGTCGGTTGGCCGTTCTGGTCGTCTCCGAAGCTCACCGCAAAATGCGATGGGCAACGGGCACGGTCAGAACGGCACAGACTGCTTGCTGGCCAGGTGCGCGCGGGCTATCGTCTTGTCCTGCTCGGTCGGATCTTCCAGCCGCCACGGGGCAGACTGGCCTGGTTTTGCAACGCCTTGGCCGAGCCGACCCAGGGTCAGCTTCTCCGTGCCGATGCTGTGCTTGACCTGCGACTGCAGAATGCGGGGAAATATCAGAGTGTCCAGGTAGCTCTCGCCGTCGTCGCCGTCCAGCACCGTCACGTCGGCACGGATACAATCGTTCTCACCGAATGTTGTCATCACCTTCTCCGCGCTGTACGCCTTGATCAGCAGTAGCCGGCCCAGCAGGGACTTCCACTCGATGCCTGCCCCAGCGGTGCCGGGTGAGTCGAATTGATCGGTCATGATTGTGCTCCTTCTTGCGCTTGTACTTGCTCCGCTCCGCGGGTGCGGAAGGAGAGTCGAACCTCCGGTGACAGGACGTGCACCGGGGTACGTAATGGGCCATCTACCAGCTGACCGAATCGTTGCCCAGTCAGATCCAGCGCCCGAGTCCTGGTCATGCCACATTCCTTAGGATCTCGGCCTTACGTGCCGAGCACAACGGCACAACAACGTCGGATGGCACACCGGCCTTGATAGCCCAGTGGTAGACGTCCACCAATGCCGATACTGATGTGGACGCTGCGATGGCCCGCCGGATCCTGTCCGGCACCTCCTGCCGCTTCGCTGCCGCAGCGGCCGGCGCATCGTCCATCTTCGCGAACGTCAACGGCAGCACCAGGTTCTTGTGCTTGCGCCACTGCCGCACCCACATGGCGTGCTGCACCGCTTCCCACCCGGCGGCAATGTCAAGCTCGTGCAGGGTGCAGCTACCGGTGCCGACCGGCAGGTGGATGACGATGGCCCTGTCCTGATCGACGTTGATGGGTTCCCGATCGCCAGCCGCCGGGTGGTAGATGACGCCGCGGGAGTAGATGGCCAGCTGCATCGCAATGGACGTCTGACCGAAGGTGACGGCATGCCGACCGGTTTTCAGGTCCATCACTCGGACGATGCCGGTCTTCCGGTGCCTGCCGATGACGTCGGCGGTGCCGGCGATCTGCAGATCGTCTAGCACTAGGAACTGTTCGGAGGCAAGGACTTCCCAGTCCTGCATAGCAGTCCGGTAGGCGTCAATGTCGCTCTTCAGTGTGGCGGGTATCTTCGGGTCGCGGCCGGTGTTGATCTCCTCCACGAACTGATGCAGCGCGGTGCCGAGGTTGGCGGCGGCGCCGGACGCGGCGGCGTCCATCGAGTCGGCGCAGATCTGATCCAATGCCCGCTTGGCGGCCTTCTCCTCTTCGGTGTGACCGCGGTCGATGGCCGACTGCAGCGCGGTGGCTTTCGCGGCGGCCAACGCCACCAGGTCGGGACGGGAGGACATCCCAGCGGCGACCTGCCGGAGTTTCCACAGCTCCAGGTTGTAGCGGTCGTCGAGGGTGTCAGCGACGGTGGTGGCCCTGGTGTAGGCGACGGGTTTGCCGCCGCCCGGCGGGGTGACGAGGGGTCGACCCCATCTGTCCCTTGGGATTCCAGTTGCGCCGCCCGGCATGGCGGGGGAATCGAACTGATCGGCGGTCATGATGTCATCGGCTCTCGGATGATCCGGTCGATATCCCGCCGGGTCAGCGTCACTCCGGTCGCGGCGATGGCCTCCATGTAGGCGGCCTCCACCTCGTCCCGGTAGCCGGCGTTGACCATCTCGGCGATGATCTTCGCCATCAGCCCGGACATGACTTCGGTTGTGCCCCAGCAGTTCAGGCCGTCCAGGTCGAGCAGCCATTCGTCGTTGTTGGTCATCCGGCAGACGATGGTGGTGTGGTGCGGGAGGGTGGCCGAGTTTTCGCGCCGGTTCAGGTCGAGCTTCACCGGAGATCACCCGGCATGGAGCTATGCTCCACCGAGCCGTAGCGCATCACGGCGTAGGCCACGGCAGCCCGAGACAGCCACCGCTGCTGGTAGTCAGTGTCGCCATCCCATTGGTCGCCGCCGTACTCGTGGCGGTGCAACGCCTTCGCGATCTTCTCGACGATTGGTCCGGGGTCGCTCACGACGGCACCTCGTCGTCTTCGAGGTAGGCGAGGCGGTCGTCGGCGAGCTGGGTTCCGATGGCCCAGGCGACGAGGGCGGCCAGCGCGCAGGCGCCGGCTAGCCACAGGGTGACGGTGACCGGGGTCATCGGGTCCCCCTGGCGGCCATGGCGTATTGCAGCGCCGGGGTGGGGGTCGCGTGGGCAGCGCGGGCGTGCCGCGGCGGTTGCGAAACGAACTGGGGGAGGTTCGACGGGCCGCGGAGGTGCTCGGCGTCAACGGCGCGCAGTGCGAGCAGCAGCGGTAGGGTGGGAAACTCAAGATCGCCGCGGGCATGGGCTGGTGGGCGCGGGCGCGGGATGAGGCCCCCGGTGGCGAACCGCGGGACGCGTTCAGCGTTGAACTCGGCGAGCAACGATCGGGGGTGGACAGCCCGCGGGCGGTAAGTCATGGGGGTGCTCCTCGTTGAGTTGGGTGGTTGGGTCAGGCGTCGGCGAGGCGGGAAATCCAGGCCCGCAACTCATCAACCGGGATGACCTGCTTGGAGCCGACCAGCTTCGCCGGCAGATGCGTCTCGTCGGTGGCCTTGATTGCTCGCCGAATCATGTCGGTGGAACAGCCGACCATCTCGGCGGCGGTGCGAATATCCACGGAGAGAGGCGTCATCGCGGCACCGGGAAGTTTCTGGGCGTCCAGACGTTGCCCTGCGGCCGCTGTAGCTTCTGGATCGGGCGGTGCTCGCGGTAGGCGTTCCATGCCATGGTGAAGTAGCCGATGATGTCGCGATTCGTCAGCTTCACGTGCGCGTCACGGGCCTTATCAAGCCGGTTGCGGAGCGCGAGGACAGCGCCTGAGATGTTCTCCCGACTGATCAGTTTGTCGAAGAATTGAAGGCAGTCGGCCTCATCGATCATCGACAGTTGGAGACCAATTGCCAGAGCGAGAGACGGCGTGCATGGCGCCCGCTTGATTCCGGCCTCAGCCAGGTCCCGCAACTGCCGCACCAGGTCGGGGTTCTCCTGCGCCCACTGGACTACGTGGCTGGTCGTGACATTGTTACGAACTTGGTCGCCGAACAGCAGGCCATCGGTCCACGCGATGTGCAAGCGGATCGCGGCGGCGATGGTGCTGTCCATCTGGATGCCGGCGATACCAAGCTGGTCCTTCGGACTGCGCCGTGTCCCCTGATCCATGGTGATCTGAGCAGCCGGGTCGAGTCCTCGCACGATCAGGAACGTCTGCGGGATGCCGGACACGAAGATCGCCATCAGCCGGTGCTGACCGTTGAGAA